CTCCAAGTCCGCTCTCTCTCACCGATGCTGAGCGGCCCTCTGCGCGCGTCAATCTGGATTCACTACGCGAGCGAGCGGCCAGACCTTGACGAGTCGGTGATCCTTGACGTGCTGCAGGGCAAGATTTACGCGAACGATCGGCAAGTACGCGAAAAGCACATCTTCCACGCGATCGACCGCATCAATCCGCGCGCCGTGGTCTTGATCGAAGCGCTAACGCCGCAACAGGTGCCGCTGTGATCCAAGCACTCGGCGCCGGCCTGATGATCTTCGCCGCGTTCGAGCTTGGCGGCGCATGGTCCCGGCGCGCCGCGATCGATCTGCGATTCGCGCGACTTGTCGCAGGCGTCGCGTTCGGAATGCTCGGCCTTGCGTTCATGCTGACCCCATGAGACGCACACTGCCGCCCGGCTACCGCGTCGATTGGTTCCGTCTAATCGGCGAGCTTGGCGCCGGCGGGGTGTCGACCTACGACATCGCGGCCCGCATCGGCGTGTGTCAGGCGACGGTTATGGCGTGGCGCAACGGCACCGAACCGCGGCACATGGACGGCGAGACAGTGATACGCCTATGGCTGCAGCTGACACAGGCCAAGCCCGACACCGTGCCGACCGTGCGCCGGGAGTTAAGCCGTTTCAGAGCGGCCGACCGATAATCAAGATTTAACCCCGCGACCGGTGAGAGACTTGCGGCCGGCCGCCAACCACCGGAGCGACGAAGATGGCACGACCGAAGACACGTACCCCAGGTGAGGCAGACGGCCCACAACCCGCAGCCAATGCGGCGACCGTGGAAGACATTGTCGCGACGAATGCCCGCGGCGAGTGGTTGACCCGCACAAGCGAAGAGGCCCGCGAGTATTGGGAATCGCTCAGCGAAGCCGATCAGGAAAAGCCGTTCACGGTGTTGTGCTCGGATGGTTGGTATGCCGCACCGCAACGTGTGCCAGTCGGTGAGGATTCTGCGCTGATGTGTGATCCGGTTTCCGTGATTGCCGGAGCTGTAGGCGGCCTGATCGTCGGCAAGAAGCTAGCGCCGAAGCCGTCTGCACCAGCACCGGCACCGGAGCCTCTCGCGCCAGCGCCAGAGCCGGCAGTCGCCCAAGCTGATGCCGCCAAGCAGGTCGAGGCGGACAAGGCAGCAGCGGCAGCGCAGGCCACGGACCGGGCCAATCAGCTGTTACGGGCCGAGCGTCTTCGGCGCCGTGCGCAGCGCTCCCTGCTAGGAAGTTTCGATACCGCAGGGCAGGCAGCAGCGCCAGCAGCGGTGAGCGGCGCTCAGGTTGCGCCTGTCAGTGTGCTAGGCGGCAGCTCAATGTACGACGGCACCAAACGCATACCGCGTGCTCCCTACGCTCAGATGAGTCCGTGATGGCTGATCCGCAAGCAATCGTCAAGCGCCTGTCAGAGTTGAAGGCACTGCGCCAGCCGCACGAGCAAATCTGGCTCGACTGTTTCGATCATTCGTTTCCCGTGCGTGGAAGCGGGCTGAATTCAGGCACGCCGTACACCGCGGACGATATCGCGCGGAAGAAGGCGGAACTGGTAGACGACACCGCAACGGACGCCGGGCTTGTCCTGGCCGCCTCGCTGGCAGGTGGGATGACACCAGCAAATGCGCGGTGGTTTTCGCTCCAAGTCGAAGAAGCCGACGACACGGGTGAGCAATGGCTTGATGAGGCGGCTGACACCGTTTGGCGCGCGATCCACAACAGCGGATTCGATGCTCCAGGGCTTGAATGCAATCTCGACATCGTGGGCGCCGGGTGGTGCGCGCTCTACATCGAGGAAGACCAAGAGAACAACGCGCTTCGATTCGAGCAGTGGCCGAATGGGCAGTGTTACATCGCATCGAGCCGGCCCGGCGACAAGGTCGATACGGTCTTCCGCGAGTACTGCATCCCGGCCGAGCAAGCCTATAGCGAATACGGCGATGCACTGTCCGAGGACTCACAGAAGCTGGCCAAGGAAAAGCCTGACGCGAAGATCGACCTGGTGCGGGCGATCTATCCGCGGTCGGCGTGGATGGAAGACGCGAAATATGCGAAGAATGCGCGCTTCGCATCCTGCACCGTGGAAGTGAAGAAGCGCAAGCTGCTGCGGGAGTCCGGCTACTTCGAATTCCCCGTGGCAGTGCCTCGCTGGCGGTTGATTCCGGGCAGCACCTACGCGGTCGGCCCGATGCTGGATGCGTTGCCAAGTGCGCGGCGACTGAACGCGATCGGCAGGCTTGAACTGGCAGCGCTCGAGATCGCTGTGAGCGGAATGTGGATTGCCGAGAATGACGGCGTGCTCAACCCGACCACGGTCAGGGTGGGACCGCGCAAGGTGATCGCGGCGAATAGCGTTGAGTCGATGAAGGAACTGCGCAGCGGTTCCGACTTCAACGTGTCGTTCACGAAGTCTGAACAGCTGCGTGCCGCGATCCGCAAGATTCTGATGGCAGACCAGCTGCAGCCGCAGGACGGCCCGGCCATGACGGCGACCGAGGTTCACGCGCGCATGGCGCTGATCCGACAGCTGCTCGGGCCGAACTACGGCCGCCTGCAATCCGAGTATCTGCAGCCGATCGTGTTTCGGGCATTCGGAATCATGCTGCGAGCGGGCGCGCTGACGCCGCCGCCGGAGTCTTTGCAGCGCAAACTGCTTCAGGTCAAGTACGTCTCGCCGCTGGCGCGCGCCGCGCGGCTGGAAGATGTGACCGCGATGGATCAGTTCGAGACTGTGCTGGCAACCCAAGCTAGTTTCGATCAGACCGCACTCGATGTCTACGATTGGGACGAGGCGCGGCATGAGCGCGCAGAGCTGATGGGCGTTCCAATGAAGCTCCTGCGCACGAAGGCTGATCTGGAGAATGTGCGCAAGGACAAGGCGGACCAGCAGGCCGCAGCGCAGGCGCAGCAGATGAAGCAGATGGCGGCGACGACGATGATCGACGCTGCCGGCAAGCAGATGGCGAACGCGGCCTAGCCGCAAATCAACGAGAGAGGACGATCATGGCAGACAAGCAGCTGGCAACGAGCACCTACAACATCGACGTGCATTCGATCGTGCGGCGCTACAACCGCATGCTGGTCGAGGTCAACAAGTCGCAGTCGAGCGGCATCAGTTTCACGATCCCGTTTGATGTGACGCGCCTGCGCAGCTACATCGCCGCGCTGAGCAATTACCTGGCGTTCATCGTTGCACAGCCGTTGCTGGACTGCCCAGAAACAGGGCCGACCGAGATTCCGCTGCCGCCGCCGCCGGTGATGCCGACGATCGAGAACGAATCCGCGATGGATGCGATCAACCTGATCGAGATCGCGCGCGACGAGATCGCGAATAGCCAGTCAGCGCGGATGCCGACCAACCTGATGACGTTCGATTTCGAGCGGCAGAAGTCGTACCTGGCGAAGATCGGCAAGCTGCTCGACTACGTGGCCATCAGCGAACCGCTCGATCTGCCGGAATCCTCGCCGATGCAAGGTGTCTCTGGCACCGGCAAACAGGGCGTCTGATAGGAGACGCAAGGAATACCTGAGAGCAGAGCCTTAACCTTGATGAAGGACAAGCAAGGGTGTCTGGTTTGTCGCGCGGGGGAGTCGCAGGAACCGCGCCGAGGCCGAGGGGTGACGTAAGTGCGACGGCACAGGCTCAACATGGCAGTACCAAGAGGGCCGCGAGCGCAGTAGTTCGGCCACAGAACACCCGGCGTGAGACTCGCACGCCGGCTTTCCGAGAGACATATCATGAAAAACGCATTGATCTTCATCATCACATTGGCGCTTGCGCCATTCGCTTTTGCCGCCGACGTGGTCGCTACCATCGGCGTCGTCCATCAGGGCAAGCTGATATTCCAGCAGCAGACAACCTACGTCGGCATGACCGATGCCGAGGCAAAGGCGATGCAGCGGAGCGGGCAGAAGATACTTGACTTCGCGAGCCAGCATCAGGACAAAGGCGGCCCTTACACGATCACGTGGAAGTGGAATGCGGACCCACAAGTAGAGACGGCCGGGATGAGATTTTCGGCCGTCAACGCGACGCTTAGGAAAGGGGTCAGATGGCTGGACAGCCATGTTGCTGACGCCGAAGTGAAGGACAAGGCCGGGAAGAAAAAGCCGTGGGGTAATCCGTAAAGTAGCCCATGCCATACGGAAAAACCTGTGACAACTGCAGTCACTTCGCGGCATTCACCAACGAATGCCGCGCACACTCGCCATCAGCTGTTCCGGTCCAGGGGCCGCAAGGATTCCAGGCAATCGGAATCTGGCCGGCAACGCGCGCCGAGCATTGGTGCGGAGAATGGCGCGCTGATCTGTCATCGGACAAAGGGGTAGGAACATGGCCGTCCAAGTAATCGCGTCAAGCTACACCGATGGGCCGACATTGACGGCCGCAGCCGCGGCGTCCTGCGTTCCGACCTACTTTCCGACGACACTGCCGGCGGGCTACTGGCAGATCGGCCGCATCTGGCGCGTCACGCTCACGGGCCGCATTTCGGTCGCAGTGACGACTCCCGGCACGTTGCGGTGGGACGTGAGGCTCGGCGGGGTGGTGGCGGCTGACACTCTCGCGGTGCTTGGCAACATCGTTGCCAAGACAAATGTCAACTTCTACCTCGAAGGCTTGTTGACATGCCGAGCGGTCGGCTCGGGCACGTCGGCCAACCTGATGAATCAGTGGCGCCTCACGACAGAGGCAATCATCAACACTGCCGCACCGACGACCGGCCCAGGCGGCGGCTACGCGCTACCGTGGAATACAGCACCCGTGGTCGGGACTGGATTCAATTCGCAGTCGGCCCTGACGCTCGACATTTTCTTCACGCAAACGGTCGCAACCGGCTCGATGACCGTGCATCAGGCGATCATCGAACAACTCACGCCCTAAGACAGTCATGCCGGTCATCTTGCCGACGCTGCAAGACCCGACAGACTACGTGCTGCAAGGCGAGAAAATGCGGATGTCTGTGTTTGATGCGGCGGAACTCGAAGTGCCGGCGCTGATGCCCGGACCGGGATACGTGAGCGGGCTGCAATCCATCATCCAGGATGAAGATGCGTTTTCC